AGCCGAGCTCATGACGGGCTCGAAGCAAATGCCAGGCACCAAAAAAATGTGCAAATGACTGGCAAAATTTGTTAAAATCGGTGCAACAGTCAAGCAATTGGCTGGCAACAAAAGGGAAAAAATTATGGTTAAGAAACTATTGGATACCGCCAAGGTTAGCGGTAACCCAAAGGTCGCTAAGACCGGCAAGAAAGGCATGCCATTCGGTGGCAATGTGCGCATGGCGCAACTGTCAATGATGCCGGACAACATACTGTGCGCAGGCAGCAAAGCAGCTGGGTGTATGGATTTATGCCTGAAAGATGCTGGCCTAGCCGCAGTCTACCGCAGCGTGAACATAGCACGCCAAGCACGGACAGATTTTTGGCACGCTGACCGCGAAGGCTTTCTGTCACAGCTGCGGCGCGAGCTCACTAACTTTGCCAAGCTTTGCGACAAGCAAGACGTGAAAGGCGTTGTCCGTCTTAACGTGCTCTCCGATATCGCATGGGAAGAGCACAACATACCGCAGGATTTCCCAAGCCTGTACTTCTATGACTACACCAAACGCGCCAAGCGCCTTGGCAAAGACAAAACCCCATCGAACTATGACCTGATGTTCTCATACAGCGCGCGGCACCAGTATCGCAAGCAAGTATTGATGGCCGTATGTCATGACAACCCGATAGCCGTGGTATTCAAAAGCAAGATGCCCGACACATTCCTAGGGCGCGACGTTATCGATGGCGACCAGTCAGATTTGACCAACGTCTACGCTGGCAAGGTGATCATTGGACTAAAGGCCAAAGGCCCAGCCAAGCATGACACGAGCGGATTCGTGGTCGATGCCAACGTCATTCCATCATTCACAGTGGCGTAGGTGCGGACATGAAAATCACAACACAAAACGAACTAGCCGCGCTCATTCTGGGCGTGCGCTTGGGCAGCGAACACATGCTGAACTTTTATGATGGCGACGATTACGTTGGCAATAGACACATCGAGGTTTCGGACGATGGATGCGAGGGATGGCGCGTTACTTTGAATACTACCAACGGCGAGTTACACACTGGATTTTGCGCCAACGAGGACCAAGAGGAAGAGCTCAACGAAGTGATACGCAAGTCCCAAGAGCAGGCCGAGCAAATCCACAAGAGTCTGGAGGCAAGCAAGCAATGAAAACCTATTACGTTTCAGTAGAAATCAAATCAGTTCACACCTACGAGGTGAAAGCAAACAGCAAAGAAGAAGCCTATCATTTGATAGACGATGCTAACCTTTACGAGCCGACCAAGCCGGTAAACTTCAATACCGGCGAGCCGCTACCTGGCGTCCAGTATGGCGATTGCATGGTCCATGATGTTTACACATACGCAGATGTGGAATTCTTTTAATCGAGGCGGGGGAGTAATCCCCCAAGCCTTCGGGCCCGCCGCCGTGATCCGCGGATCGACTCAGGCCGCAAGCATATATATTCGATCAAAGCCGCAAGCCCGCAAGCAGGCCCAATAAAAAACGAAAAAGGCAGCAAGCCCTCAGGCGCACACACGGCCCCGTACAAGGCCGCAAGGCCGCAAGCCTGCTTCAACCCCTAGGCGGGCGGGAAAACCCCTCAAATCAAACGCTAGACCCCTTGTGGGAGGGGTGGGGTGCAACTAACCCCCGCAAACCCCCGCGATTTGGACACTTTTTGTCGGCACTCATAATTTTCTATTGACATGGAACACCAAAGCATTAATATCGAACGCGCATAGCAAACAAAAGGAGTAAGCAAATGCAACTTAAAGAATGGCCAGCAACCTTAGAAAACTCACTGACTCAAGTAGTGAGAGAGATGATCTGCCACGAAATCGACATCATTCATGAGAGTGAGTGGTGGAAAGAGATGATTGATGAAGCCGTTGATCGCAGGCTCGCTGAACGCGAACAGGAGGCTAAGTAATCATGGCACCACGCAACAACAACCCATTCCAACCCAAAGACCTTGACCCTACGCTTGCAGCGATGGGGCCACGCTCTACCATGGAACTCAAGAACCTCAGTCACAACGTGACCTTCTCTGAGGAGACACACTGCTTCAAAGCCTCTATCTACATCAACGGCAAGCGCATGTTCTCTGCCTCCAACGGTGGCAATGGTGGCTCGAACTTCTACTCACCATCTGATTTCGGCAAAGGCAAAGAAGCTTTTGAAGAATCCATGGCAATCGCCCGTGAAGAGGCCAAGCAATACACGCTCAAGAAGATTGAGTTAGGCGAAGACTTGCAGTGGGCGATAGACGCATTCGGTGATGGCAAGAGTGACGAACTAATCGATTGGCTGATCGCGGATCTGATCAACGAACAACTGACGCTGAAAGAAATGCGCAAGACGTTGAAAAAGAAAGTCACGGTCTATGAGCCACAAAGCAATGACATCTTTCATCTTGGCAAAGACAAGCCCACTGATGAGATCTTAGAGAAGTATAAGAATCACTTCGCCACAAGAAGCGAAATAAAGAACGCCAAAGATTGGATATGGCTCAACACGATCCCAGAGGCAGAAGCCTACAAGTATTGGAGGACTGCATCATGAGAGATATGAATCTCACAAATGAACAGTGGATTGAAATGTATTCGGATTTAGCAATGGTGTTGGCAGATTTATACGGTGGCGGCTTGGAGACTGAAGTTGCACCAAATGGTGATCGCATCTTCACTGAGTACTCTGAGGAAAAGTTCATCGAATTTGCTGGTGACGCAGAATACTGCCTAGGACAACTTGGCTTTGTAAAAGCGGGAGAGGAATCATGAGTTCAATCGACGGCAAGATTTCCTGTGACCGCTGTGGTGAGTACAACCATGAACGTAGCATGGTGTTTCACGGCACCACCTCCATGTGCATTGGATGTGATGACGAGGTCGAAGAGTTGGAAGAGATGTACGGCCTGAACAAAGAGCAAAGGCTTAGCCGTCTTGGTCTTGCCACATCGATTCCTGACGCCACTGTTTCTGACACCACCGTTGCTGACGAAGACATCTTCTTCGCATGCGACGAGTGCGGCACGATGACTGCTGAGCACATGATTGGAAAAGTTCCAACCAACGCAGGCACGCTCAACTGCTGCCCGATGTGCTACAGCGAGTGCTATGAAGACCCCCGTGGCATCTCAACGGAGTACACCATCAACTACCTTGAGGTGATCAAGCACGAAGTGAAGGTCACGGCCATGAGCCGTGCCCAAGCGGAGCGCATCACATTGTCTGAGAACAAGGCGTTTGCTTTACGCAAAACCCGACTGCCTCAGACCATTGGCAAATCAATCATGAGTGATGGGACATGAGAGTGCTTGACCTCTTCTCTGGCATAGGTGGTTTCTCTCTTGGCCTTGAGGCTTGTGGTATGACCACCACAGCCTTTTGTGAGCGTGACCCCTACTGTCAGTCCATATTAAAAAAACATTGGCCCAAAACGCCTGTACACACGGATGTGAGGAAGTTAGATGGAAAGCAATACCAAAATTCAATTGACGTTGTGGCAGGAGGATTCCCTTGCCAGCCATTCTCAGTCGCAGGCAAGCGACTTGGATCAGAGGATGACCGTCACCTCTGGCCTGAGATGTTACGAATCATCAGAGAGTGCAGGCCACGTTGGGTCATTGGAGAGAATGTTTCTGGCTTCGTCAAAATGGCACTCGACGATGTGTCATCTGACTTGGAAGGAGAAGGCTACGCCGTCAGGGCGTTTGTACTTCCAGCTGTCGCCGTCGAAGCGCGCCATCGTAGAGACAGATGCTTCATCATTGCCCACCGACAGGATGTGGCCTACGCCTGTGGCAAGGGACTACAAAGACACGGGCAAGAACACCAACTACGAGGCTTTGGCGAAGAAGAGCAAGTTATCGGGCGCGGTGATGTGGCCAACCCCCACGGTGAACGGCAACTACAACAGAGCGGGTCTGAGCAAGAAATCGGGCGATGGTCTGGCGACAGCGGTGAAGAAGAAAGAGATGTGGCCCACACCATTGGCTCACGAGGCAAGACTTGGCTATCAGGACAGGAGCAGGGGCAAGAAGGGCACTCAGGAGAGTTTAACCACGAAGGTTATCAACGACCTTGGTGGGAGACAGGAGGTGAGTGGGCAACTGAACCCAGCGTGGGTCGAGTGGCTGATGGGGTTCCCAATCGGGTGGACAGAATCAAATCCCTAGGCAACGCCGTTGTGCCTCAACTCATTCAAGCCATTGGCGAGTTAGTAATCGCTGCAGACAAGGAGATATATGCGCATGAATGACATGCTGTCATCAACAGACCCCTACGAAAAAGAAACCCGTGGTGGCATGAGAGACAACTCATCCACCATGCACCAGCACAAAGTTGAGCGTGAATTCACTTGTGTTTGGTGTGGTGTGAAGTTCATGAGCACGCAGTCATCGGCCAAGTACTGCTGTCAGGCGCATCGAAGCAAAGCCTTTCGAGCGGTGAGGCGCATTGATAAGCCAAAACGTATCAGTCAACTGAGGCGTAGAGGCAAAGGTTTCAGACCACCGATTGCGTTGGTTCGTTACCATTCGTCCTCATCCTCACCATCGGGTGGCTCTTCGTCCGATTCGTAATCATCCTCCTCACCTGAATCCTCACCCTCATCCTCACCATCGAGGGGCTCGGCTGCGGGCTCCTCATCCTCCTGCTCCTCGAACTCTGCATCCTCGAACTGTGCATCCTCAACATCCATCACGCTGTCATCCACCACTGCAGCGCGCAAGCCGGGCATCAGCTGATTTTTGTCGAGCAGAGCGTTCAACCTGGCCTCAACTTCTGATCGATCCATCTGATCGATTCGCCCGTGCTTGATCTCTTTCTTCTCAACCATCAAGCCCGCAAGTTTTGCTCTGCCCAACTCTGCTGTGACGGCTGCACCATACGAGCCGTCCTCAACGGCAGCATCTCTGATCATCTGCAAGTCACGGGCAACCTTCTCAAAGGTGATCTCATACTTCTTCTGCTGCGCTTCTTGGAGCTCACGAATCTTCATCTGCAGGTTCATGTATCTGGGATCATGCAAAAGCACATACGCAATCTGTCTTGGGTTTGAGTAGCCTGCTCGATGCGCAGCTTCGGTGTTAGTCAGATCGTGATACACATAGTGCTGAATGAACGCCTGCTGCTTCTTCGTGAACGGCTTTTCTTTGTGCCTCTCAGGCAGGCTTCGCTTTGGATTATTCAACATATCGACCGCTTGATTTTTTGCCATACAAAATCC